GACTGGCCCTCCAGCCGACTGGCGAGGTTGACGGAGTCTCCCAGGCAGGTGTAGTCGAACCGCTGGACCGACCCCATGTTTCCGACCACGACTCGACCGGTGTTGATGCCCAGGCCCATGCCGAACGACGGGACGCCCTCTGCGGATATACGCTCGTTGAACTCGTCGAGAGCGGCCAGCATGTCCAGTCCGGCCGCCACAGCCCGCTTGGCGTGCTGCTCGTCGTCCAGCGGAGCGTTCCAGAACGCCATCTGCGCGTCTCCGATGTACTTGTCGAGAGTGCCGTCGTGCCGCAGTATGGGCGCGGTCATGGCCGTCATGTACGCGTTCATGACTCTCGTCAGTCCCTGGACGTCGCTTCCGTAGTGCTCGGATATGGCGGTGAAGCCTCTCACGTCGGTGAACATGATCGACAGCTCTCGCTCCTCGCCGCCGAGCCTCAGTAGAGACGGGTCTCGAGACAGCCGCTCGACCATGGCCGGAGACAGGTACGACCCGAACTGACGCTTGATCTGCAGCTTCTGCAGGTACTCGCGTATGAAGTTTCGAAAGATGGCTCCCAGAGCCACCAGAAGAGTCGACGCCAGGGCGTACGACCAGTCCAGAAGGACCGCCGACTCGTAGGCCGCGAACCCGGCCCAGACGATGCCTCCGGCCAGGGCGGCGACCGCCGGGAGAGTCCAGTACACCGAGAGGAGCGAGGCCAGGGCCGCTGCCGCCAGCCCGGCCGCCGCAACCAGCGCCACCTCGGCCAGGTCCGCCCAGTCGGGCCTCGACAGAGCCGTTCCGTCCGTCAGAGTCGACAGCAGCGAGGCCTGGACCTCGGCTATGTTTCGCAGTCCGTACGGCGTCGGAGCGTTCGTGGCGGCGCCCTCGGCGGACACCGTCAGGATCGCGACTCTGCCGGACAGGTCTCTCATCTCCGAGTAGGTCGACGTGTCGAACTCTCTGTCGTACCTTATCCAGACTCGCCCGCGAGAGTCCGTCGGTATCTTGCCGTACTTGGGTACGCGAAACGACTCGATGCCGGCCTCGGTGACTCTCGCCTGGTAGCTGACGTCTCCGGCCATGACTCGAAGAGTCTCCAGAGCCAGAGACGGGTACAGCTCGCCGGCCACAGCCACGGCCAGGGGGACTCGTCGAACCACGCCGTCGATCTCGGGCGAGGCCGCGACGACTCCGACTCCCGCGGCGGCCGAGGCGTGGACTTCGAGGGGCTGCACCACGCCGGCGTACTGCTCCAGCCAGAGAGTAGCGTCTCCGCCGACGACTGCGACTCCTCGCTGAGTTCCAAGCCTCCTGGAGGTTCTGTTGGAGGGAGCCTGAGCCACGACGGCTCCGGGCAGGACGTCGGCCAGGATCGCGTCTCCGCCCTGCCTGTCTGGCTCGGAGAACACCATTGGAAGGACGACGAGCGCAGCTCCGGCTCCGTACATTCGCTCGACGGCCGCGGCCACTTCTATGCGAGGCCAGGGCCACTGTCCCACTCGGTCGACGTCGTCGTTGTCGATCTCGACGATCGAGAATAAGTCGGACTTAGTCCTCTCGGCCGACAGCTGGTAGTAGTCGAACGTCTTGAGACGAGCCGTCTCGACGAGCCAGGGGTCGTGCCACCTCAGGAGGGCGAGTGCGGCTACGACTCCGACGACGATCAGTCTGTACATGCGTCACCTCTGGACTATCACGATCCTACTCTTCGGCTCGACGCTACTCGATGGGTCTCGAACGTATATGGTGGGAAGCTGCCCGCCGCCCTGCTCCAGACTGACCGCGTACGTCAACTCTCTATTTAGTCGAGCGCGGAACGTCTTTCCGTTCGCTTCGCTTAAGACGACGACGGGCTCGGTCTTCTTGACCGGCTCTCGAGTCGTCGCCTCGGCCACGGCCAGTGGATCGACCTCTGCGACGGCCAGGAGGTCGGCGTCCAGCTCGCTGAACGTCAGGTCGCTGAACGCCAGAGCGTCTCCGTCTAGGTCGGTCCTCCACAGAGACGCCTCGGCTCGAGTCAGCACTGGGTTCGACAGCAGGACGCTTCCGTCCACCTGCCTCGCCTCGCCGACCTCGATGACCACGGGTGGAGACGGGTCGGCGACCGAAGACTGCACGTACGTCGCTTGGTACGGCTGGTCCAGGTACACGCTTCCCGCGTCGGTCTCGACCACTACGGCGCCGGTCCTGCCGTCGGCGCTCGGAAGAAGAACGACCAGGCTTCGCCCCATCTCGTCGACCGACGACGAGAACTCAGTGCCTCTCACGCCGATCGTCGCCGTCGGCGTCTTGATGTCCATGCTTCGGTTGTCGCTCTTGGCTATCGCTCCCGAGGCGTACCTGACGGTGCCGAGCGCCACTCTCATCGCCATCTTTCCCGAGCTCGTCGCTGAGTCGTACACGTACTCGTCGATGACGAGCTTGCTGTTCTCGGTCACCGACACTCGAGTCTTATCCACGAACGATATGGTGGCTCGAGACCCGGCGGTGCGGACGGTGTCGTACGACTCGACGCTCGTTCCTCGAGACGCCTCCTCGGTCCCGCCTCGCTTCTTGTCGACTCGAGCGGGACCGGTGAGCTCGGTGAACTCTCCTATGGGCTCGGCCGAGACCGCACTCGCTAGGAGCGCCGCGCTAATCAGACTGACTGACAGTGACCGATACATTCAGTCCCACTGTAGTCAGCGACACGACCTTCGTCACGCTTCCAGTCTGCGTCACGCTGAACGTGCCGGTGTCGCCCGTGTGGTCGATCGCGATGCTGTGACCGGTAGCTGGGCTTCCTGACTGCGACAGCGTGAACGCGTTGCCGCTTCCCACAGCCGTCAGGTTGATGATGCCACCCGGCGCGCCCATCGCGATCGTAGCGGTGTTGTTATCTCCGGTGACCTCGGCCGTGAGAGTGTTGTTGCTGTTCGTCACGGTGACGGTCCCGACGTTGTCGTCGCCGGTGAACCACAGCGTGAGCTGGTTGCCTCCGCACGCGCCCGGAGTGCTGCACGTGAGAGTCGTTGAGTTTCCTGCGCCGACCTGCTTGAGGTCGACCGTGTTGTTGTCTCCAGACACGACTGCGGCGATCGTGTTGTTGTCTCCAGACTGATACAGCGTAACGGTGTTTCCGTCACCGTAGAACTGCAGGTCGGCCTGAGCCGTACCCATGGAGTTTCCGTCTCCGATCTGCGTCGCAGTCAGAGCGAAGTCGTCTCCCGTCTGATCGATGTATATCACGCTGTCGGCTCGTGCCGAAGCGCTCGCAATCGTCATAGCGACCATGAGCGATACCCACAGTCTATTCGACATTAGTCTTCTCCTTGAACTTCCAGATCTTCTTTCTCTCGCCCTCCCTAATGATCTCCGCCACGCACTTCTCGATCGCGGTGCGCACCGCGTAGCTGGCCGGCTCGTTGACGGACAGTCCGGCCTCTGCCTCCACTGCCCGCGTTCCGACGTCGAAGAACTTAAACATGCCGGCCTGTGTGCGCGTGCTCGCCACAGTCTTCTGAACCGTGGTCGAAAGCAGTATCTCGCCGGTCTGCACGCTCACCATCCTGAGAGTGACGGTGACCACGTCCTGCCTGTACTGAGTGTCGGCGCCTATGCCTAGGTACCTCGCTCCGGCTCCACCCGTGAGAGTGTTCGTGTCGTACCCAATGATGCCGCCCTCGAATATGACGCCTGCGAACATCATGGGCCTCAGCTCCTTCGCGGCCTCTCCCTCGAACGCGTCTCGAGTGGATCGTATGAGCTGCCGCTCCTTGATGAGGTTGTCCAGACCGACGCGCTCGACCACTCGGAACCACTGACCGCCGCCGACGTCTCTGAGCGCCTTGATGAGGAACGCCTCGCCACCCTGCGTCACTGCGGTGCTGATGTGAGCGATAGTGTCGCTTGGGCGCCGCTGTCCCGTCTTGTCCGTGAACGAGTACACGGCGGCGACGATCGCCGGTCCATCTAGGCCGGGAACGTTCTCCAGCTCTCTCTGAGGTGCGACGGGCTCCGCGCTCGACGGAGAAAGCTCGGGAAGCGACGTGCACGACTCCAGTAGGAGCGTCATCGCGAGGATCGCGAGGATGAGTGGGACGCGCATCAGAACGAGAACTGACCGATGGGCACCGTCATGGTTATAGTCTGACCGTCAGACTTGATGATGGTCAGAGTGATGTCAGTCGACGTCTTGACGTACGATATAGTGTTGCCGTCGAGAGTGACGGTGCCGCGGTCGGACGCACCCTCGCTGAACAGCGCGTCGGTGAGCTGCTTACTCAGCTGCGCGTAGATTCTAGCCTCTACGTTCTTCATGAACTTGCTGAGGTTGGTGTTGTCCTCAGCTCGAAGGCGCGCCGCCTCCTCGGCCTCTCTGTCCGACTTGATCTTATCGCGCCGCTGCTTCTCCATAGTCTCTACGGTCGCGACGTGAGAGGAGTAGCCCTGTCCCGTGAAGGCTGGGCTCCTGAAGCTGAATGTCTGCGTGTCGGCCGAAGCACCGCCACAGAACAATACCAAAACATGTGAGAGTAGGCCGATGCGAAGCGTTCTCATTGACACCTCCATCTGCTCTATTTATAAATACTCCAGCGAGCTCAGGAGGAAACATGCTGGTCGGGTTCAAAAGCTACATCGTCGAGGAGAACGAGCCGGTACAGGTCACGCACCTGACTCACGTCGAGGACCATCCGATACAGAGAGGCTCATCTGGGTTCCAGCACGCGTACGACACTCTCATGCATGCTCATCGGCACGTCGCTGAGAAGCGCCACAACTCCGAGCTGACGACAAAGTACGACGGGTCGCCGGCCATAGTCTACGGACACCACCCCAAGACGGGTAAGTTCTTCGTGGCGACCAAGAGCGCCTTCAATAAGAATCCTAAGATCAACTACACTCACGCCGACATCGAGAAGAACCACGGCCACGCACCGGGCCTCGTGTCGAAGCTGAAGGACGCGCTAGACAACCTGTCTAGAGTCGCGCCTAAGAAGGGTGTGTACCAGGGCGACATGATGTACAGCCACGGAGACCTCAAGCATGGCTAAGGTATCGTTCAATCCAAACCCGTCGGGCTTGACGTACACCGCGCATGGGAGAGAGGCTGAGAAGATCGGGCGGTCGAAGATCGGCGTCGTGACTCACCTCAAGTACCACGGGTCCGACGTCGCCGACATGAGCGCTCACCACGACGTCGACCATGAGAACTTTAAGCACTCGCACGACGTGTACCACGTAGATCCACGCACCGACACGAGCCGCGCGGACTACGACAAGAAGAAGCAGGACGAGTTCCACCACCACATGGCCGCCGCGAAGAAGATTCACGACGCCCACGGCAGAGAGATGTATCCTGCGACTGAGCGACACTCAGGTGCCGGCGGACACTTAGAGACGTACGTCAACCACACCGTTCGTACGAGTGAGAAGCCTACGTCTAGAGGTTTCTCCAACTTCGTCAGTGAGAAGCACGCGAAGCTGCGCGAGAGATACAAGACGCAGGCTAAGAGAGACGCCGTCGATGCTGAGCGCAAGGCGCATGTCTCGCACATTCGAGCGAACGCTAAGCACTATGACAACCTCCTGGCCATGCACGGGCACCTACAGCGCGCTAAGAACGTTCTCGTCCACGCGCTGAACAAGAGCACCGACTTCGAGCACACGCACCGAGGAGAGAAGGCCAACCCAGAGGGATACGTCGTGCACCACGGTACGCCGAGCAAGCTGGTCGACCGCTCCGAGTTCAGCCGGCGCAACTTGACGGGACGCAGCCGGTGATTAAGTTCAAGACGTACCTGGCGGAGGCTGAGACTCGCAAGCCCGTCGTGTTCGCGTTTGGTCGAATGAACCCACCGACGGCCGGCCACCAGGTGCTAGTCGATAAAGTCCATGAGCTGGCTAAGAGGCACGGCGCGCACCACGAGGTCGTGCTGTCTCACAGCCAAGACGCGAAGAAGAATCCACTGTCCGCCGAGGAGAAGCTGAAGCACGCTCGTCGGGCATTTCCTAAGACTAACATATCTGTGGCGTCAAGCGAAGAACCGACATTCGTGCACCACCTGAAGCGACTTCACGCTGCGGGATACACAGACCTGCACATGGTGGCCGGCAGCGACAGAGTCAAGGACTACCACGACATCGTTCATAAGTACAACGGCAAGCCCGATCACTGGAACTTCAAGCACATACAGGTGCACAGCGCCGGTGAGCGCGATCCGGACGCAGAGGGAGCGACGGGTATGTCGGCATCGAAGATGCGCGCCCACGCGGCTTCAGGAAACATCGGAGACTTTAAGAAGGGCACGCCGTCGTCTATGTCAGACAAGCACTCGTCAGAGATGTACCATGCGGTCCGGCGTGGAATGGGAGTGAAGTAAGTTATGGCTACTGAGAGTCTAGACGATGAATTTCTAAGAAGAGTCCTAGGACAGACTGCAATCCCAAGGTTCAACGTTAAAGCTAGCGACTTTGAGATGAAACGGTTCTATAAGAAAGAGATTCAGCACTTATTCCTTCAGTACTACTTTCCAGACTTAAGGCAGTCCAATCACTGGCCGCCTCCTGACGCTCTGGACGTGGCTAGGATAAACAAGATCATAAGCCACTTAAAGTCGGCCTATAAGTTTCAGTTCGACCTATTGTACGGTATGCAGCCTAAGGGAATTGGTCCTGGTGAAGTCATGCTGTACTTTTTGATTAACAAAGCTGCACTAGGCGGCGGAGGGTCTGCTGGTGAAGACGTTATCATAATTGGAGGTAGTGCTTATGAAGTTAAAGCAGCAAAGATTGCTAGAGATGATGCGTATGCTTATGGATTCAAGCTCGGTGGAACAATACCGATAGTCGACATAATGCAGAAGTTAGGGCGCTTGAAGACTCAAGCATTGGCTCTGCCTGCTGGTAAAGGAAGACTCGATGGATCCACGTCTCTCACAGAGATAAGCACCAATCAGATAAAAACTCTCAGTGAGAAATTTCCAAATGAGTATGACACTATATTGAGTGCTTATAAAGACGTTGCATACAATGCGTATTTTAAGAAGCACTCGGTGATCTTTCTGAACAACAACGATTCACCAACTGTTCGTGGATACATAGCTGCTGTTAAAAACGTTAAGAAAGATGACATCGCCATTCAAGAAATGACGTCTGGAACTATCAAGCCTAGAGTACTATTGAAGTAACTCTGACTATGGCGCTGGGACTTAAAGAAAAGGAGTGACGAGATGATCAAGACTATAAAGAAGGCGCTGGGAATGTCGTACGGTGAGGACTACGTCGGTACGATCTCAACGTTCGCGGGGCACTACGCTCCGCAGGGCTACATGGACTGTAACGGACAGTCGCTGAGCGTGAGGGACTATCCGGCTCTATACGCCGTGATCGGTGCGGCGTACGGTGGCGATACTCAGACGTTCAAGCTTCCTGACCTACGCCCATTCACGCAGTCTCAGCCCGACATGGGACACCGTCAGCGCCGCGACTGGGCGATCGATGAGCCCAGGCAGTGCATCTGCTTCTCGGGTGTGTTTCCGACTAGGTGGTGACTTCCAGGAGTGGCGGCGCGGCTACAGGCCGCGCTTAGCTGCTAACGCTTCGTTGAGACGGTCGATGCACCTCTTAGCGCGACTCTCGTCTCTAGTCACCATCACCAGCTCGCCGACGGGTCCGTAGATCGAGTAGTAACGATCCAGGTACGTCTTGTACGGCTTGTCCTCGTCGCTCTCGTGTATGAACGGGTTGGTGAATCTCTTCTCTACCATGCGGTACACGGTTGTCTCCGAGCGGTGAAGTAACTGTCCGAGAATAGCTCAGTCTTCCAAATTAAATTCGTTTGAAATAGTCAATCCATCATCACACAGCGGAACGTATGCCTCTGGACCAAATCCCAATCTCGTATAAATGAGATAGCGGTATGTTCCACCACTTTTCGCATGTTCTACGATATGACGCATCACCCAAGCGGTAATTGCTAGTTTGGTATCAGGATCGCAATTTTCAACCAAGTCATTGAAGTATTTTTGTTGTTCTTCCATTGCGCGCTCAAATTTGTCACGCAATTCATCTGAAACCATAAGAATCTCCATGTGTAATGGCGGAGTGTCCCGAGTTCGAATCGGATCCCATTGCTGGAACAATCGGTTTAGCAAACCGTTCTGGCTCCCCGCCAGTTGCCCACTCCAGTCTTAGCATGCTGAACGAACGTGTTCTCTGAGCAGAACGCGTAGTCTCTGACCGAGAGGCTGTTGCGCCTCTTAGCCTCCATAGCAGCCTCGTCGATCGTCTTCTTCGTGTCGACGACGAGACCGGTCTTCTTATTGTATACTACAAACATCTCTTTCTCCAAAGAGTGGCGGAGAGTCGGGGTTACGATCCCCAGCGTTGTTTCCAACGCCCATCTCGCTTCCAACGAGCGCCGACTCCCTGCCGGTTGCCCTCTCCGAGTGTGGCGGAGTAACTCGGTTACGATCCGAAAGCTGGTCGCCCAGCTCGATCTGCTTTCGAGGCAGTCCCGGCTCCCTGCCGGTCGTCTACTCCAAATTTGGGGTGGCTAGCCGGGGTCGAACCGGCACCCACGCAGTCACAGTGCGTCGTGCAGAGCCGCTACACCATAGCCACCATGAAGATTGGCGGAGCACCAGGGTTACGATCCCTAAGCCTTCTTCAAGGCTCGCACCGGGTTCAAATCGGGCCCGACTCCCCGTCGGTTGGCTGCTCCAAGTTGGTGCTCTCCGTGAGATTTGAACTCACACTACACGCCTCCTCAAGACGTCGCCTCTGCCAGTTGGGCTAGGAGAGCATTAATCGATCGCTATCGTTACGGTGCGAAGCTTCTCGTCGAAGACTGCAGCGTGCTCCTCGTGACCAAGGTATCCGCGCGGGTTCGAAGTCACTCGACACTCACCGACCGTATAGTCGACCGGCAGGTGCATGTGACCGTGGACCCAGTTGCGAATCTTTGGTCGAGCGAGGATGAACTCGCTCAGGTCCGAGTAGTACGCGCCGTTCTCACGGTGGCTTCCCTTGTACCGAGGATCGATGGACAGTGCCGTCGGCGCGTGGTGAGTGATCACGAAGAGCCTCGACACGTCGCTGCGATCCGCCACCTCCGCTAGCTTAGCCAGAGACTCTCTGTGAAACGACAGAGTGTCGCTCGGCTCGAGTCGACGGTCGGGCGGCATGCGGATGACGCGATAGTCGTTCATCGTAGCTTTAGCCACCCACATGGACTGCGGGTCTTCTCTGAGAAAGTCCGTCCACATCGTGGCGCCGAAGAACGTGACGCCGTCGATGTCCACGGCGTCGTTCTCCAGTAGCGTGACGTGGCTCGGAAGCTCACGACGAATCGCGTCTCTAGCTTCGGTCAGCACACCGCCGTACGACTCGTGGTTTCCGATCACGTACAGTACGCGATTGTACTTCGAGAGCTCGTCTCGAATGAACCGACGAAACCGATAGCGCAGCTTTTGAGAAGTCTTATCGGTCCTCTCCTCAGAGAAGACCGGTGCCAAGAGGACGTCTCCAGCGAGGATCAGCAGCTCGCCGCCGACCAGCTCGACGTCAGCGAACTCCAGGTGAACGTCAGACATCAGGTGCGCGTGCATGGTAGTCTCCATAGTGGTAGCGGAGGTCGGACTCGAACCGACACTGGCCGGGGTTTAAAGCCGGAGCCTCTGCCGTTGGGCTACTCCGCCAATTGGTGCCCCCGCGGTGAGTCGAACACCGTTCTGCGGTTTACAAGACCGCTGCATCGCCGTCAATGCTTCGGGGACGGTTGAAGATGGTAGGCGCCCTCGGAGTCGAACCGAGCCGTGAACGCTGATCTAGCGCTAAAGGACTTATAAGGCCCTCCTGCTCACCAGAGCTGACGCCCATATTCGTATAGTACCATAGGCAAGGCTAGATGTCAACGCTATTCATCGAGAAGATCCAATACTGATGAGTGCTGCGACGGTGACAAATGTTAATACGATAGCCGACCACTTGATCAGCCACAGCACGACTCCGGCTAGAGCGTTAGCCAGTCTCCAGGTGCTGCATAGTCTACACAGCCGGACTCGTTTAGTCCTATAGTACTTTCTCGATGAGTACCACTTCCACCGGCTGCCAGAGTTCTTTTGATTAGACCAGGAAGACGTTCCCCAACTAGAACCACGGCGGCCCGTCTCGACCTCTATCGCAACGCGTTTTGAGTCGCATGCGTCTACGAATCTTCCACACCTGTAGCATTCTATAAGCATGGATATATTTATGGTGCTCTCGAAGAGAATCGAACTCCCAACCTACGCGATGTCGGCGCGCCGCTCTTCCATTGAGCTACGAGAGCGTCTGGTGCCTCTCCCCGGAATCGAACCGAGTCCTCCTGCTCTTCAGGCAGGCGTACAGACCACATATACAAGCGAGGCGTCGTGGAGTCACGGGCGAGACTTGAACTCGCGTACACGCGTTTTGCAGACGCGGCCCTAACCTCCTCGGGCACCGTGACGTTGTGGCGTTCTCGAGAGGACTCGAACCTCCGACTCGCAGTTTAGGAAACTACTGCTCTATCCAGCTGAGCTACGAGAACATGTGTGGCGCTCCTCGCGGGACTCGAACCCGCATCCTCCGCCTTCGGAGGGCGGCGCTCAATCCGGTCGAGCTCGAGGAGCGTGGTGCCCAAGGACAGAGTCGAACTGTCGTCTCCACTTTACCAAAGTGGCGTACTGGCCGTTGTACTACGAGGGCGTCGTCTAGATGTTGGTGCGGAATGTCGGATTCGAACCGACGTCTCTTGGGTGGAAGCCAAGTACACTAACCCCTGTGCTAATCCCGCAGTATTGGTGGATGAGGTAGGACTCGAACCTACGGTGTTTCTAATGTCACTGTTTTACAGACAGCTTCCTTCGCCGCTCGGACACCCATCCATAGTTCTTAGTTCTTTACGTGTATAGGAGCGTGCCAGTCTCCTAGGAAAGGAACCCAGCTCTCGTCGTCGACCGTGATGGGGTACCTCCGACGAGCGCTGAGGAGCTGGTAGTACGTCGGCTTGATCGGGTCGCGCCGCGGCCTCCAGCGTCCGACTGGGTCGGAGTCTCCCTTGAGTGAGTTGCAGTTTGGGCACGAGCTAACTATGTTCGTCCACTCGTACTTACCGCCTCGGCTCCTCGGGACGACGTGATCGCACGTCATCTCCGACATGGTGATGCTGCGCTCGCAGTACACGCACCGCCCGTGGTCGCGATAGAACAGCGACTCGTTCTTGAGCTTGACGCCCTCCTCGATCGACTTAGAGTCGGTCCGAGCGATGACTGCCGGCCACTTCATGACGTGCTTAGGCGTCAAGATGCGACGGTCGTAGTTGAATACGATGCGGCACGTGTCGTTGCAGACGCGCGTGACAGCGTCCTCCGCGGGTATCGTGTGCAGCGGGAAGATGCTGATCGGCATGTAGTTCGAGTTTAGTACTAGAGTTCTCAGACCGATCACTGTCGCCTCCCTGATCTGGAGGACCCTGGCGAAGTCGAGTCGCTTGGTGCCGACTTAAAAGGACGGTGCTGCTGCCCCGCAGCGTTAACCTCAGGGTCCGTGTTGGTCTGCGCGGAGGGATTTGAACCCCCGTTGTTCCTGCTCCCAAAGCAGGTGCCATACCAGACTAGGCGACGCGCAGATAGAGTGGAGGACCCCGGCGAAGTCGAATCGCTTGGTGTCGGTTTAAGAGACCGATGCAGCTGCCTCGCTGCGTTAACCTCAGGGTCCATGATTTGGTAGCGACGATCGGACTTGAACCGATACCTGGCTAGTTCCTAAGACTAGTGCCTCTGCCGTTGGGCTACGTCGCCATATTGGTACCCGCTCTGGGAGTCGAACCCGAGACCCTACGCCTATCAAGCGCATGTTCTGACCATTAAACTAAGCGGGCATGAGTGTGGTGCCCCGTCCCAGAATCGAACTGAGACCATCCTCCTTACGAGAGAGGCGTGCTGCCACTATCACTAACGGGGCGTGGTCGCTCGGCAGCGAGTCGAACGCTGAGCTACGCGCTTATGAAACGCATGCGATGGCCGCATCCCGAGCGAGAGTGGCGTTCCCGGGAGGACTCGAACCCCCAACCCCCAGATTCGTAATCTGGTGCTCTGTCCAGTTGAGCTACAGGAACACGTTACATCACGGCAATCTTCTTATCTGCAAACCCGACGCGCCCGTCCTGCTCAACGACTCGAGCGAATACATCCTCTATCGAGATCGGAGCATAGTCCGTATGCTCGACGCAGACGCACAGGTAGCGTGGGTCGATTTTACCAGTATGCGATCCATCATGAAACCACATGACGCGATTAGCGTGGGTGTGGCCGTGAATGTTTGCGCCGAACCGGCTCAGACTCTCCTCGTGCACCGGTACATGGCTCATGATCATGCCGTTCAGGACATGGTACGCGCGAACGTCACGAAAGTGTTGAGTGTAGTCTTCGATCCTGAAGATGTCGTGGTTGCCCTTAATCAACACCTTGTCACCGTTCAGGCGGCTCAGCGTGTTCAGGTGTCGACGATTTATCGCGACGTCGCCCAAATGATAGACTTTGTCGCCAGGACGTACGCGATCGTTCCACCGACGCACCATCTCCTCATCCATCTCCTCGGCGCTACCGAAGGGACGCAGAGGAGTACCGTCCTCTCTCTTAAAGACCGTGCAGGTCTTCTCGTGGCCGAAATGAGTATCGGATACCAGCCAGATCTGCGTCATGACGTACTCCCGTTTGGCAGATGCGGTCGGAGTCGAACCGACGCTTGCGGTTTTGGAGACCGCCGTGCTACCGTAACACTTCACACCTATGATAGTGGTGCCCTCGGTCGGACTCGAACCGACACTGTGCCGGCTTTGAGGCGGCGTCCTCTGCCGATTGGGATACGAGGGCGTGATGGCTCCCCAGTGTGGAGTCGAACCACATCGCTTTCGCGGTCTCCGATTAACAGTCGGGCACCTTACCGTCCGGTCCCCGGGGAATAAACTATTGGCTGGTTACATCCATCCAGCCGGCGACTCTTCTGGGGAAACGCATTGGCTCTCACACCTTTAGCGGTCGCTGGTTCAACTCTACTAAGCAGTCATGTTCACAGGTGAGAAGTCTGCTACTAGGACCGCGTTTCAAGTCTTATGAAAACAGTGAGGGTTCCATTTCTAGACTTTGGCGCTAGCACCACGTCACCCACAACTGTGACCAAACTTAAACTTGGAGCGGGTAGGGAGAATCGAACTCCTCGTCTAAACGTTGGCAACGTCTTGCTCTACCATTGAGCTATACCCGCACGAGTGGCGCTCCCTGCAGGACTCGAACCCGCAACAATCCGGGTAGAAGCCGGATGCTCTGTCCAGTTGAGCTAAGGGAGCATTTGGTTGCCCGAGCAAGGTATCGAACCTGCATCGCCGGGTTCAAGGGCCGGAGTCCTACCATTAGACGATCGGGCATCAAGCTGGATGATCCTCGTGGGTTCGAACCACGGCCCTCTGAGTCAGAGTCAGACGTTCTACCGGCTAAACTAAGGATCAACATAGTTGGTGCACCATGCGAGACTCGAACTCGCACCAGCGCCTTGAGAGGGCGCCGTCCTGACCGGTTAGACGAATGGTGCATAGTGGCGATCCCCAGGGGAGTCGAACCCCTCTCTCCAGATGGACAGTCTAGCGTCGTAGCCGATGGACTAGGGGACCAAAGTAAATTGCGTGTCGATGCCATTTTAAGGCCGTGCGTCGCCACCGACTCCCACTGAACTCACCACAAGTTCAGCTGTCGGCCGTGCTTTCCCCTATCGACTGGGGCGGCTGGTTAAGCCACTTTCACCTTGACGCAATGTTGGTGGACCGCCGGGGAATCGAACCCCGAATTTCTGCGTGCAAGACAGATGTGTTCCCGTTAGCACTAGCGGCCCGTTGTGGTAGCCGATGACGGATTCGAACCGCCGACATCCTGCGTGTAAAGCAGGCGCTCTTCCGCTGAGCTAATCGGCCATGATGGTGCACCGTGCCGGACTCTAACCGGCACTTCCCGACTTGAAAGG